TTAAGTGCAGTATATAGCCCAACAGTTGATTTAGTAGCACCAACCTATGTTGCTTCACCAGTTGACGGAGCAACCAATGTTTCAAAGACAAATAGCTTTACAGTCACCTTTAATAAAGCAATGAACACATCAACCGTAAATAGTTCCAGCATGTTCCTTGTCAAGGATTCAGACTCTTCGGTAGTTGCTCTAACAATAACTTGGGACACGGATAAGAAAGTCGCTACTTTAGCACACTCAGCATTAACAGGCGCAACACTTTATGATTTAGTATTAACAACTGCAATCAAGAGCAAAGACGGAGTATCTATCGCTTCTAACGCTATAATCTCATTTACTACAATTGCTTAACCTTATTTATAACAAAGGAAAGGGCAGCAATGCCTTTCCCCCTTTGTTTATTAAAATCTATTTTATTATGGGGGAATTAAAATGAATATTATTTTAAAAATTAACGGAGAAGATAAAACTTTTGTAATGCCTTATGTTTCAGCAAGGGCAGTAAGAACAGCATTTGCAATGCAAAAAAAATTAGAAAATATTAATGAAGATACGTTAGATGAAATGTTTAATTTTGTTGTAGATTGCTACGGTAAACAATTTACTCTTGACGAGTTATATGACGGTATCGAAGCAAAGAAATTAATGGCAACATTGGTTGCAACAATTAAAACTATCACAGGTCAAATGGGGGAGTCTTAAGCAAGTTTCCACAGTCGGATAACTTGCAAAATGAAGATATCACACCTGAAAAATTTATGATGAATACATATTTAAATCTGCTTGAACAAGAGTGGAAAATGAATGATATAGATAACATGGATATAATCTACTATTTTGAATTAATGCTTTATAAACTAGAAAAAAAAGAAAGTGAACAAACAGGATTCATAGACAATGTGCTTTAGAAAAAAGGTCTTAGAATGGAGGTGACGGAATGTCAGAAGAATTAGGAAACTTGCAAATAAAACTCGGTTTAGATGGAGCAAATTATAATGAACAGATGAAGCAAATAAGCAAAGAACTTTCAAACTTAGGATCTCAACTTAAAGAACAGGCTTCTCGGGTAGATGGTTTCGGAAGTTCTCTTCAAGGTATGAAGTCAAAAGCCTCTATATTAAATCAGGAAATACAATTACAAAAGGATCGTCTTTCAAATCTAAATACAGAATATCAAAGAGCAGTTCAAGAACATGGAAGCATGAGTTCTCAGGCTTTAACACTACAAACTAGAATGAACGGTGTAGGAACTGCAATTAATAAATTACAAGGAGAACTTAACAGCACCAACACCAGTATATCAAACATGCAGAATAAATGGTTAAACCTATCAACTCATCTTACTGAAATTGAAGGACAATTAAAGGGCATGGGTTCTACTATGCAAAGTGTAGGACAAACCCTGACGATGTCTATTACAGCACCCCTAGCAGGTATAGCAACATTTGGTATAAAGTATAATGCAACAATGGAAGACCTTCAAACATCATTCAAGGTCATGTTAGGCAGTCAAGAAAAAGCCGTTGAAATGACAAATAAGTTAATAAAAATGGGTGCAGATACACCTTTCGAAGCAACACAACTTGCCGAATATACAAAAACAATGTTGGCATTTGGATATACTGCAAATAATGTATTGCCTATTATGAGTAGATTAGGAGACATTTCATTAGGCAATAATGAAAAAATGTCATCTCTAACACGAACAATGGGTCAGATAAATTCTCTTGGTAAACTTCAAGGTGGAGACCTAAACCAATTGATTGGTCAAGGCTGGAATCCATTAAATGAGATTACTAAAAAAACTGGCGAAACTATGGAGCAAGTCCGCAAGAGAATGGAAGATGGAAAAGTCACGTATAAAGAAGTAGAAGGTGCTCTCATTGCATCTACATCAGCAGGAGGACAATTCTTTAATGGAATGGCTGAAGGAGCTAAAACATTTAACGGACAACTTTCAACCTTAAAAGATACACTAAATCAAACTTTAGGAGAAGCAACAAAACCTCTATTTGAATATTTCAAAAATGAACTACCTAAAATTATACAATTTTTTACGGATTTAGGAACGAGTTTTTCTAAACTATCTCCAGATACAAAAATGCTTATTCTTGTTCTTACAGGAGTCGCTGCTATTATCCCACCTATCATTGTAGGTGCAGGATTATTAATAAGTGGAATAGGATCATTAGCAGGAACATTTGCAACGGTATCAACCGCAATAGCTAAAGCAGGTGGATTAATGGCTTTTCTTAGTACTTCAATCCTTCCAGTTATTACCGTAATCGGTGGTTTAATAGTGGCAGGAATATTATTGTATCAAAATTGGGACTTTATTAAAGCAAAAGGCGAAGAACTATTCCGCTATTTAAAACCTACTTTTGAATCAATAAAGGCAATTATAAATGATGCCGTTAGTGCAGTAGTAAGCTTTGTAGAACCTAAGATAAAACAAATGGTTCAATTTTGGAAACAATATGGAGATGAAATAACATACTTCTTAAAAATAACATGGGAAACAGTAAAAGGAATTTTTACAACTTACTTCTCTGTCTTATTAACAATTTTTAACGTGCAACTCGAAGCTATATTTTCTATTATAAAAATAGTCTGGTATAACATAACTGGATTCTTAAACATAGGTTGGGAACTCATTAAGGGAATTTTTAAAACTGCAATGAAAATATTAAATGGAGACTGGGCAGGAGCATGGGAAGAAGTTAAAAAAATGTTTACTAAAGTTTGGGATATAATTATTGAAACTTTTTCTAATCTTTGGAATGCAGTAAAAAAACCTATAAAAACACTTATAGAAGGTATAAAAGGCACTGCAAGAGAAGCAGAATGGGCAGGGAAACAAGTAGGAATGGCAGTCTCAAATGGAATAGTAAAAGAAGTAGAAAACGGAGCAGTAAAGGCAAAAGGTATTCTCGAATCTTTAAAAAGAGATTGGACTAACTATACATCTTTTGTGGGACCAACAGCACCTTCTAAATCTAGTTCTACATCTGGATCTACTAATTCTCTGGCAGACAGTGCAACAAAAGCAAAAGAAGATATAGAAAAAAACCTCTACGATATTAGTAAAGATTGGATAGAAAGAAGATTAAAATTAAATGAACTTAGTTTGCAAGAAGAACTATCAGCGTGGCAAAGAGTTCAAGCAAAATTCAAAGAGGGAACTAAAGAACGAGAAGACGCCGATGAAGAAGTCTATAAAGCAAAGAAAAAAATTAATGATGCTATTACAGATGCAGAATTGAAATTAACAAAAGCAATGTTAGATACAACTAAAAAATATGAAGAAGATAAGAAAAAAATAACAGAAGATGCTGCAAAAGCACAAATAGATGCAGAAAATGAATTCTATACGGCTTATAACGATGTAATTAATAAAGCAAATGAAGCTATTAAAAAAGAAAGTGATGTATATATAAATGCTCTCGATGAGAAAGAAAAATCTCTTTATTCTTATATGGGATTATTCGACGAAGTAGACAAAAAACAAGAACAAAGTGGAGAACAATTATTAAAGAATTTAAAAGATCAAGTAGATTCGTTTAGAGGATGGCAAACAGACATTGGCACACTTGTAAAACGAGGATTAGATGAAGGATTTATACAAGAACTACAAAGTATGGGACCTAAAGCCAGTTCAGAAATAAAACAAATAGCAAATATGAGTGATCCAAAACTACAAGAATATGTTAACCTTTGGAAACAGAAACATGAATTAGCGGCAACAGAATCAGGAACTGAGTTAGAAAAGCTAAGAGTTAATACAGAAAAGAAAATTATAGAAATACAAAATGACACAGCTTTTAATTTGGATGGACTTAAAGCAACATACTTAGAAAAACAAGCAAAAATCAATGAAAATACATCAGGACAAATGTTATTATTGCAAGATGATTACTTTCAAAAGATGACAGGTCTTGAACTTGGTGCTAAAGATGTATTAAATACAATGGTCACAGATGCATCCTTAACAGGTAAAAATCTAATGGATGGATTAATTAATTCAATATCATCTAAAGAAAATGAAGTAATGGCAGTTTGTAATAGAATAGCAAATGCAGTAGCAACAGCCTTTAGACAAAGTTTAAAAATACAATCACCTTCGAGAGTAATGATGGAAATTGGATCATATATTGGACAGGGATTAACTTCTGGTATCGATTCAGAAAAACTTAACGTTTCAAACTCAATGAATAATTTATTTAATATACCTTCAATCCCTTCAATCCCAACCGCTTCAAGTGCTGGCAATATCAACATTACAATCAACGGAAACTTAGTTGGAACCAATGGAATGAATGAACTGGCAAATATTATTTCAAATAAAATATCAGGCAAATACAATCTAAGTATTGGTGGAGGTAGTTTTTAATGGCAACGATTATTAAATTAACACCTCCTAACCAAGCACAGGAAACTATTGTACAATATTCTTCTGTTCAAGTTCAACAGACTATTACAGACAGAGCAGGATCATTTACACTTAATATTCCTTATGAGAAAACAACCGATATTTCACGCTTTGTTGTAGGAACAGATGTTCAAATCACTCAAAATGGACATTCTTTCAGAGGTTTTGTCACTCAACCACCTTTGAAATTAGATGGTAAAGTAAAAACAATAAGTTTACAGGGTGCAGATTATGCCGCAAAGACTCAGAAAGTAATTGTAACAGAGTCCTACACTAATAAAACAATATCCTACATCATTAATGACATCTGGACTAAATACATTTCATGGGCGACATTAAACATTCAAAACTGTGCAATCACAATAGATTTTAGAATTCCAGATCTATTCCTGTGGGATGTAATGGAAACACTTTGCACTATGAGCGGATTTGGATGGAATGTTGATAGTAATTTACAAATGAATTTTTTCTCTGATTATATTGCAATCAATTCAAATATATTAACAGAGAATACATTTTATAAAGGAACAGCAGATTTCAATTGGGATGCTTCAAAACTTGTAAATAAATTATGGGTCAAAGGTTCAAACACTCTTTCAAATCCATTAACAGAAACTAAAACAGTTACGGCAGGATCACCAATTAGGTTATTATATCAACCTTCTAATATTAGTGTGACAGTGGGTGGTGTGAACAAAACAGTAGGTATTCAAAATATAGACACAGCAGGAACTAAGGATTTTTTACTAAATTGGAATGAAAGTTTATTGATTCCAGACTTATGCACAACAGGAACGGCTTCAATTACTTATCAATATCAATATCCTGTAAAAGTGTTATTGTGGGATAATGCCAGCTTAGCAACATACGGACAGTTTGAAGACATATTTAAAGTAAATACAAGTGATGTTAATTTAGCAACTCAAATGGGTTTATCATACCTTACAAAATATTCTAAACCTGTTTTAATAGGTAGTTTAAGTCCTATAAATGGTATTTATAACGCTGGGGAAAGTATCAAAGTTAACATTCCAAATTTAGAAGTGGATGAATATTTGATAATTAAAAGTGTTTCGTATGAATCTACGCCATTAACACCTGTAAAAATAAAACTTGAACTTGAAAATCAAATTGGAGACTTAACAAATATTTTAAAACAATTTTCACAAAGACTTGATAAGCTGGAATCATTGCAAACACAGAACAATAATGAAGTGGTTCAACAGTATAGAACCTACAATGATCCTCTAATATATCCAAAACTCACAGACGATGGAATCACTTGGTTTTTACATGATTATTTAGTGGCAGGAATGCCAATGGCAGGAGGTTTTTACATATGATCACAAATGACGCTAACACATTGGTATTAAATGCAGCAGTAGCCGCGAGTTTAAACACTATTAACTATATAGCATTAAAGAACGCTGGTGGAGAATATTTCAGAAAGGCCTATGCAAGTAAAACTATGATATCAGCAAGTAAAGCACAATATACATTTTTTATAGATACGAGTGAAGGTAACGACACTATAACAGGTTTAGCATTATGCGGCAATGGTGCAACAGTAACATTAAACAGCGGTACAACATTTGCAACTCAATCACTGGCATTAGTAAAAACATCAGCCCAAAGTTTTAGTATTGTTTGGACAGTGGAATTAGTATAGGAGGTAGATATTTATGGCATATTCACCAACAACATGGAGTGATGGACAGAATAAATATTCAATCAAAGATCAAAGTGACAATGTAATACATGCAGATGTAAAAGTAGTCTATACTGGCACAGGAGGCACAGCATTAAGTGCAACAAATATGAATAAAATAGAAACAGGAATAGTAAACATAAGTAATGATATTGCGGACTTAGGGGCAATAATTGCAATGGGAGGTATAATGTAAATGAGTATGTTAATTAACGGTAATGCAGTAGTATCAGCACAAGCATTTAATGCTCAAGCAACAGCAAAACATATGAGTTCTCTAGCTGTCGATGGAACTTACACAGCGGGTGCTGTTGTAAGCATGGATGAAGGCTTTAGTAATGCAAATGGAAATAGAATTATCTGTGTATATGAAAATGGCAGTGGCGGGCTAGAAGCAAAAGTAGGTCAGAAAGACGGCAATTGCTGTATAGTATGGGATACAAACGGAACAACAATAGTAGCAACTGGAACATTGCCAGTTGTGACATTATTAGACGCAACCCATGCATTAGTGACTTATTATACAGGAACTTATCTTGGAGCAGTGGTAATAACATTAAACGCCAATGACACATTAACAATTGGAACACCCGCAAATAATGCAATAGCAATCGCAAATATTCAAACAAAATGCTTTCTGCTAGATACGAACAAATGTATAGCATTATATAAAAATAACGCTGACAATTATCCAAAAGCAGTAGTAATCAGTGTTAGCGGTACAACTCCTTCTTTTGGAACAGCAGTTAGTTTAAAAGCCGCGGCTTTAGCCACTTCGAGTGCTATTTCTGGGTGTAAAATTGATACAACCCATGCATTCGTAACATATGATTCAGGGGTTTTAACGTATGGTCAAATATTAACTATCTCAGGAACAACGATTTCAACAAACACCGAAGCTAGTATAGCACAATCCGTGACCAATAGTGCTTATCATAGCTGTGATTTACTTGATTCTACACATGTTATATTTGCTTTCAATGATACAGCTACTTCTAATTATACTTATTTTTCAGTTGTTACTATTTCAGGCACAACGGTTTCAAGTTTTGGGACGAAATTACAAAATAATTTAAATCTTTCCCTGAGAGGGTCTGTGGTAGCTCTATCAGCAACTAAATTTTCATATTGCGGTGGTATTAGCAATGATCGTTCTTTTAGTTATCAGGGTTATTCTATATCAGGCACGACAATCACGGGAGATACAAACAATAATAACTTAACTAATTATTTTGGTTCATACCCGCAGATAGTATTATGCCGAAAAGTAGACAGCACACATGTATCCTGTATTGTATATGATACAACAGCAACAGTCAGAAGGATATATTATCAAGTGTTTACAATATCAGGAGTATCAACACCTATTGTAAATTATATGCCAGTAAAATTATTAACTGCACCCTCAAATGGACAGTATGAAATCAGTTTAGCAATATTCACTGAAATCAGTCAATACAACAATGGTCAATATCATCGGATTTATATTGGAGGAAATGAAAGCACAAATCAGATTTTACGTATGGCTAATTCAGCCCCATCTAATGCAACAGATGGAGCTTTTGGTCGTGGAGTTTTAAAACTAGCAAATAGTCCTATTATTGTTCCCTATGGACAGAGCCTATATTATGCCTCAGAAAATATGAATGTTTTATACACACCTAGTATTACAGTTAGTGGCGTAAAACGCTTGACAGCATAAGGGAGGGCGCGGGAATGTGGGAATGTATAACTGAAACAGCAAAACTTTTTGCAGGATTCGGAGTTGAATGGTTATTAATATTTATCTTAATTATTTTCTGCGGTGGAATTGTTTATTTTCTTCTTAAAAATCTATTAACAGAAGCTAAAAAACAAACAGAACAATTAATATTGTTAAATACGAATAATACAGAAATTAAAGAAAACATACATGATATAAAGGAAACACAATGCAAACACGGTCTGCAACTAAACGAGATTAATATAAGAACTCAAATTTGTTCAAAAGCAACAAATTAAAAAAGTATTTACAGATTCCTTTCTATGTATTATAATATATCAGATAATACATAGGGAGGTTTTTTTGTGAACGTTTGTGCTTATTGTAGGGTTTCGACAAATGCGAAAGATCAGGAAAATAGTTTCGAAAATCAAAAGGCTTTTTTTGAAAGGGAAATAGCTAAGAATCGGGATTACAATCTTTATAAGATTTTTGCAGACAGGGGTATCTCAGGAACGTCTTTAACAAAACGAGAAGAGTTTAACAATTTGTTATGGGACGCTGGATTAGAAATAGAAATAGTAGAACGAAGGGACGAGTTAACAAATAGAATCAGAAAGGAATATATCTATCATGTCACAGATAGAGAACCCCTCTTCAATTTAATTTTTGTGAAAAATACTTCTCGTTTTGCTCGGAATATTCTAGTTTGGGATATTATTCGAAAGTTAAAGCAAAAAGGTGTCTTTGTATATTTCTTAGACATTTGTAAATCGACAGAAAACACAGCAGATGAAATGTTAATACAATTCTTAATGACGATTGATGAAAACGATTCGAAGGATAAAAGTAAAAAAGTAAAATTTGGTATGGAAGAAGCAAAAATAAAGGGAAACATCTTGACTAATATTCCTTCATATGGCTATGATTATAAGGATGGGGAATTTCTTATCAATGAGGAAGAAGCAAAGAATGTAAGAACTATCTTTGAACTATATACTTCCGGTTTAGGAACACGAAAATTAGTAAGGAAGATAACCGAAATGGGAATAAGGACGAAGAAGGGAAAAGAATTCAATATTTCAACTATTCGTCTGCTCTTAAAAAACGAGAAGTATGTTGGAACATTGATAAGAAATCGATGGGATAATGGAGAAGTATTCCACAAGCATGGTCCAAAACAAAAAGATAAATCCGAATGGTTGATCTTTGAAGATAAGATCCCTAGAATAATTAGTGATGAATTATTCCAGAGGGCACAAGACATTTTAGAAAGTAGACACATGATGACGGGAAAGGCATGGGAAAAGAAAAAAGGATTCTATGAAGGCATGAGTCCTTATGCATCTAAAATATTCTGTGGCAAATGTGGATCTAAATATATTAGCAGAGGACAATATAAAGAAGAGAAAAAGTTCTACAATTGCACTAAAAGGCAAAAAGAAGGAAGGGAATATTGTAATAATCCTAATGTTTTATATTCTGTTTTGGATGCGAAGATAGGGGAATATGCTGAAGGTGGTTATTTTGCAGAGATGCGTAATATAGAGTTAAACTATTTTTCGATCTTAGACAATATTAAATTAGAATTGTTAAACAATATTAACAGGGACAACATCGAACAGGTGAACAGTTTAAAAACCCAACTAAAGGGAGAAGAAGAAAAAGTTGAAAGAATTTTGGATCTCTATGTGAGTAAATTAATAACGAAAGAGCAATTTGAAAAAAGAACAAGTATTCTACAGGAAGGAATAAGTAATTTAAACATAGAGATAGAAAAATTAACAAGGACATATGATGAAACAATTAAAAAATTAGGAGATATTGACGCACTGAAAGAGAGCATTAGAGGTAAGAGTTTAAAACGAATATATACAAGGGAAGAAATCATGAATGAGTTAGATGGCATAACAGTAATAGAACGGGATATGGAAGATGAAACGGCAATAAGGAATAGACGAGATGCCTATATTTTAGAATTCAATTTTAAGAAGATCAACAAACTACGGGAGTTAATAGCAGTGGACAATAAAAATAATTATGTTCTACGTACAATATCCCACATGTTATATTGTACGTAGAACAAATATTAAAAGTAAGTCAGAGCTTATCTTTCAGGGTTTTTATTCTAGAATCATTTATTATAAAATAAGTTTTTTCTTCTTCATTATCTGCAACTAAAAAATAAATATAATATCCGAATAAATTATTTAAAGCTTTTTTTATTAATTTATCACTTTCACCTTTATAAATAACATATTTATAATTTTTAGTTTTTTCTTCTATATAATAAGCTAATAAATAACTTCCATAACCCATTTTACGATATTCTTCTAAAACAAAAATATGTGGCTCATTATTCATGTCTAATATAACACCTATGTTCATACCATCCCGTTTTAAAAAATAAAATTCATATTTTGTGTTTAAAATATTTAAATATTTTTTTGTAATTAATTTTTTGCCACATATTTTTGTATTTAATAATATTTCTTTTAATCGTTCATTAGTCATTTTTTCCCTCTTCATTAAATTAAAAATTTTATATATTTCTTTTTTTAAATTCTATAAATCTATTAATGTTTCTAATACAATTGCAGATTCTATTTGTTCATAAGTATAAGTAATTTCTTCCCTTCCCCACAAATTGCTATCAAGAACATAATATTTACTTATTATAGTTTCTCCATTTTCAAATGTATAAGTGTGAACATATTTATATCCATTTTTATCTGCTCCAACAATATTAAATTTGTGGTTAATTAAATAATTCATATTAATCCCTCGGGGTTTCAACATCAAAATCTGTGAATTTAATATCAGATTCTTTTTCTTCATCATCCCAATTTTCATTATCATCTACTACATTTACTATTCTTTTTGTAGCTGTTTCTTCCCTAAATAAAAAATTACTTAAATCAAATTTTTGTTCTTTAATCCAATTATTATATTTTTCAATTAAATCCGGTCTATTATATTTTTTTAGGATACTTCTATATACATTATTATTTCTTTTTATAACTTCTATAAAATGTTCATACATTTCTTTATCAATTTTAAATCCTACATACCAAGCAAATTCTAAGTGATTTCCTACTGTATTAAAATCGTCTCTAAGAAACATTTGTTTAATCATTTTTTGTGTTTTAACATCATAATTATCAATCGAATTTAAGTGATCATATTTAAAATTTTGTATTTCTGAATATAATGTTGTTTGCATAAATTCAGCATATTTTTTATCTTCTTTTAATTTGTAAATATTTTTTATTTTATTATCTGTTTCAGCGCTTTCGATAAAATTTAGAGAAATTTTATTATCTGCATAATATTTTACTGTAAATTTAACATAATCTAAATTAGTGTTTTGTTCTAATTTTTGTAATTTTGCTATTAACGTATTAACATTACTGGGCATTACATTATTAATTACTTCATAGTATTTTTTTATTAGATTATAAAACATATTATTATTTTCATTTACTTCAACTTTTACTTCTCTAATTTCATTTACTTCAACTTTTACTTCTTCTTTATTTATTTCTTTATAGTTATTAATTAAAAATAATATTAAATCACTTCTATTTTTAAATTTTAATTCTTGCATTAAATCTTGCATTTTTACAACAACTTCTTTTGTAATTTTAACACTACTCATTTCATTCATTTTTATTCCCCCTTGTTTTATTATTTACATTATTAATATATAACAAATAGAATACTTTATAACAACTTGGAATACTTTTTGGAATACTTTTTGGAATACTTTTTGGAATACTTTTTGGAATACTTTTTGGAATACTTTTTGGAATACTTTTTATTCAAAAAAAACATTCGAACCTATTTTAACAAAACACTTACAATCCTTTAATACCAATGTTTTTTACTACTGTTATATTTTTTGCGTTTTTTTGTATTAATTAATTGACAATTAAAAATTTAAATTTTTTCATTTTAATTAAAATTAACAATTACTTTTTAAAAAAAAGATAAACAAAAGAAATTAATTTTACTTTGCATAGTTATTTTTACAAGTAAAAATACTTGTAAAACATTTGGAATACTTTTTGGAATACTTTTTATTTTCTTTTCTCTTTCTCTATATTTCTCATTAAAAAAAACAAACTGGTTAATCGCAATAGGAAGCTTTAGCTTCCGTCAGAGAAAACATGTTGCGCTTTTTTGTTAAAAATTTAACAATCTATTTATAAGTCTTTTAGGATAAAAATAAAAAGTTAATATAAAATCAACTTTTTAATAAAAGTTTCTTAAAATGAATCATCGTGAATTATATGTTTTAGAATAAACAAACTATAGATACCAATTTTATTCTATTTCTTCTAATAGTTTTTCAATATTTTTTTGTATTTCTTCATCGTTTATTTCAAAAAGTTTTAATTCTACTTCTTTTGCATTTAAATCATCATTGTTTATTTCGAATTTCATTAAACCAACTGATTTTAATTTTTGTGTCACTTGTAAAACTTTAAATCCTGTTCGTGGTAGAGGATTATTTATAGAACATACCTTGTTTAATAAATATTCATATTCTGCATTACTTAAATTTAGCAAAAGATTTGCAATATCCCCTTCTATTTCTTTATCTAAACTTCTATTTGGTAAATTATTACTATTATTCATTAACAATAATTCTTTACTAATAACAAATAAATCAATTTTAGTTCTTCTCATTTTAATCATCTCCTTAAATTTTTATTTTGTTCTTATATATTTCTACTTCTTTATTCCATTTTCCTATATTTCTACTTCTTTATTCCCTTTTCCTTCGTTTCCCAAAAATATTTTTTAAAAAACTGTTTACGCGAACACACGTTCGAGGTATAATAAAAATATACCAACTGGAAAATAAATCCAGAAAAATTGAAAGGATGATTAGTATGACAAAGAAAATTATTGAAGAAAAAATTGAAGAAAAGAAATTAACAAAAGGACAAATGATATCTACAATTAAGAAGAACATTGATAACCCAAACGGACTCAGGAATCTTCTACAACTGCAACCAATAATGGTAATTGAAGCGGCAACATATTTAAATTCAAGGGAAAAAATTAAACTTGAGAAAATCATTCAGGAGAAAGTCCCAGATGTCAAACTTCCTATTTCAGAAAAAGCAAGACGGGATTATCTCTTAGAACAGGAAATTGAAGCACTCGGAGCAATGGAGTGGGAAGACCTGATACGATACGAGGTCAAGAAGATAACTGAAAGGGTTAAACAAAACGGGAAAGAGAAATTGGGCGTATAAGCCCTTTTTCCATTTAAGGGAGGAATATTATGTATAAATTCGATAGTCAAGTAGTAATCACAGTAGGAGTTAAAGAAAAGATTGATCCTTATATTATAGACGCAATGTTGAATGCTATCAAAGAAGCGGAAAAAAGGGTAGAACGGGATTACTTACAGATATTCAAATTAACTAATCTCAAAGGGCATACTCAGGTTATAGAACATTGGCAGGAAGTGCCCCAATACAAAACAATTCTTTATCTAGTAGATATACCTCAAGACAAAATTATTGACGAGAAAATATATATAATTGACGACGTAGACCACATAACAATTCTCTTAGCAGACGAATATTAACACAAATATTTCTTAGAATCCTATTTAACTAATAGGGTTCTTTTTTTTTATGTCTTACTCTTGCAACAGAGATAGAAATTTATTATAAAACTGTTAACATAATATATTATATAAATAAACAAGGGGGAAACAAAAATGCAAAATGAATTAATAAAATTATTATCAGAAAAGTATCCTGAGAAAACAATTGAAGAAATCGAAAAAATAGGAAATGAATTTGTATTTGCTTTATCCTGTTTAAGCCGAGGAATAGGAGTTTTTTTACAAACAATAAACAGCATTACATTTAAAAATGTATTACAACAATATATTTATAAACAAGAAACTAACAATTCTAGAAGAAGAAGACATTTACCTGCTCTAAAAAAACGTGGTTTATATGACAGATAAAGAGTTAATACAAATATTGCAAAATGAATTAAAAAAGAAGAATAGAGAGATTATTAAATTAAAAAAATATTTACAAAAATTTTTAAATTATATTTGGGGGGAGGAAAATGAATAGACCAAAATCTCATGTATACCATAAAATTTACTGTGATTATTATGGATTAACCGGCATACCTGAAGGATATGTAGTGCACCACATTGACGGTGATCCATGGAACAACAACATTGATAATTTACAAATGATGACACGCGCTGAACATACTATATTACATAACTTAGGCAATACATATATGAGAGGAAAAAAGTTAAATGATAATACAAAACTAAAAATGAGAAATAGTAGGTTAGGACAACCGGGTTGGAATAAGAGAAATATAACGGAAGATATGATAGAAGATGCTAAAGTATGTAATGCAAGAGAATTTAGGGATAAATACAATTGTGCTTTTAGAGTCTATTACAGAGCAAGAGATTTAAAAAAGGATGTTGCGGCATGAAAGATTACGCAAAGAGTTTTTACAAAGGCAAAGCGTGGCAAAATTGTAGAAATTATTACTACTTACTACAACACGGTATCTGCCAACGCTGTGGGTCATCTGGTGACATAGTGCACCATAAGATATATATAACACCATCTAACATCAATGATCCTTCTATAACACTTAACTACGATAACTTAGAGCTATTATGCATAGACTGTCACAACAGGGAACACTTTAGTAAATACAATAATGGAATTAAATGGGATAGCAATGGTGAACCTATCTTTCCGCAAAAGGAGGAGGGACGGAATGGATATTAAAATAAGATTTATAAAGAGACCTTATTATTATTTAGTTTTAAGGGCATGTAAAGACATGCGACTAGACGAAAAACAAATTAAAGAGTATCTAAAAGAAGAGATTATGAATAATTTTTTACAGATGTTCGAAATTAAGGTATAACACAGAAGTATTATAAGAGAACAACCCCGCCATACCAATGTCATGCAAGCATTGGTACGAGAC